GGCAGTAGCAGCAGCAGTAGCAGCAGTAGCAGCAGTAGCAGCAGTAGCAGCAGTAGTAGTAGTAGTAGTAGTAGTAGTAGCAGCAGTAGTAGTAGTAGTAGCAGTGGCAGTTCCACGACCGCGGCGGTGATCGGAACCGTCAGTGGGCTGGCACCCGGACAGAGCCTGGTTCTGCGGTTCGAGATCCTCAGCAGCGCCTACGACTTCTCGGACATCAACAACGTGTCGGCGAATGGCCCTCTTGTCTGGTCTGGCCTGCCGCTGGCGTCAACCTTCGACCTTTCCGTACAAACTCAGCCTACATCCCAGCTCTGCTCAGTGAGCTCATACAGCGTCATCGCAACAACTACTGGCACCCCTGTATCGATCGTTTGCAGTTTCAATAGCTATAACGTCAGTGGCACCGTAACTGGTCTGGGTAGTCTGTCCGGTTTGGCGTTACAGCTTAATGGCGCCAATCAGATCGCCGTCTCGGATGGCGCCTTTGAATTTCCCTCGCCGCTCGCTGATAGCTCTACCTATACAGTGTCCATCGCGACACAACCACGGGGCGGAACCTGCACTGTTAGCCACGGCAGCGGCACCGCAAGTGCTGATGTGACCGACGTTGCGGTCAATTGCACGCCACTGGCCTATTCGATCGGTGGCACCGTTAGCGGATTGGCGAGCGGCACTAGCGTGGTGTTACAACTCAACGGCGGCAACAACGCCACGGTTTCGGCCAATGGTAGTTTCGCTTTTTCGACAACCGTGGCTTACGGCTCCGCCTACGCGGTGTCGATATTGACTGATCCGACAGGGGAGTCGTGCTGGGAGGTCAATGGCAGCGGTATCGCCGACGCGAACGTTAGCAATGTCGAGGTCACATGCATTAAGGGCGCGTGGACGAACTTGTCTGCCGACGACTCCTACTATGGGATCTACGGCACGCTAGGCGTGGCGGCAGTCGGCAACCACCCCGGAGCGCGGGTGTACGCGGCTTCGTGGAGCGATGCATCCGGTAATTTCTGGGTCTTCGGCGGAGACGGTCACGATTCGACGCCAACCACTTGGGCCTACGGTCCTGGCCCGTCGCTCAATGACCTATGGGAATACAGTCCGAGTACCAATGAATGGACGTGGATGGGGGGTTCGAATACGGCAGGGTCGTCGGGTAGCTACGGCACACTCGGAGTCCCTTCCGCCAGCAACATCCCTGCTGCGCGTTCTCAGGCCGTCACTTGGACGGATGCCTCGGGCCACTTTTGGCTTTTTGGTGGCGGCGACATGAATGATCTGTGGCAATACAGTGCGGGACAGTGGACCTGGGTAAGTGGTTCCAGCACAGCAGGCGCCAGCGGATCTTATGGCACGCAAGGCATGGCCGCACCCGGCAATGTCCCTGGGGCGCGTGATGGTGCCGTGGCGTGGAGCGACACGTCTGGAAATCTTTGGCTGTTTGGAGGCTACGAGAGTGGTCCCAATGGAGGCGTACTGAATGATCTTTGGAGATACAGCATAGGACTCGGGCAGTGGACGTGGGTCGGTGGCTCGAACACCCCCGGTGCCGCCGGGTCCTACGGCACGCTCGGCGTACCCGCGGCCACGAATGCGCCTGGGGCTCGCGAAAATGCGGTCGCCTGGAGCGATGCGTCCGGGAACCTGTGGTTGTTTGGTGGGGCTGAGGGCACCGGCGACTTGAACGATCTTTGGAAATACGACCTGACACTTAAACAGTGGACCTGGATGGGTGGCTCAAGCACGCCAGATGCCACTGGCTCCTACGGAACGCCCGGCGTCGCTGCCGCCACCAATGTCCCCGGGGCACGCGATTCGTCCGCAGTGACCAGGGATGCATCCGGTAACGTTTGGGTGTTCGGAGGGCGCTCGGGGTTTAACCAGCTGCGAGATCTGTGGAAATACAGCGACGGACAATGGACATGGATTAGTGGACCCGACGTAGCAGACGCCGGAACAGGGTCCGTTTCGGGGCCGATCGGCGATGGCCCGCACGGTGATTTTGGTGGAAACGCGTGGCATGACGCTGCAGGTAACGTTTTTGTCTTTGACGGCGCCTTCTTCTCTGTTGAAGGTCCGGGCAGACCCTCGAGATGGCTCGAGCAGAATGCCATGTTCAAATTCACGCCGTAGTGGGCGATTGCCACTATGCGGTCACGCCGTTTGAGAAGCTACACCGAGAGCGTTGAGGATTTCGGGGCGCTGTCGCTGCGGACGGTGAAGGACACACTGTCAGCTACTGGAGCGACATAGTGACCAGACTGCTGAAGCTATGCAGCCTCATCCGCATAGACGTAAGAGCGATTCAAAATTGCATCCAGTCATACCCATCCCTGCGATCGCGGATTGGCATGTTGACCTTGGGATCAATAGCAAACCTCCGCTGCTTCGTGTCGCGCTCGGTCAGCGCAGAGCGCCGCATCATCATCGCGTAGCGTGTGGCTGATAGCAGATCGTCGTTCTGCTTCACGATCAGCCCATCCTTGCGGTGATACAGGTTGAACTCCTCGAACCATTCCCTAAGGTTTGCGAAGACCTTGAGGCGACCCGTCTGCATAGGCTCGAGCATTTCGGCGATACCGGCCTCGAGGCCGCTCGTTCCGTTTTCGAAGGTCGCTCTCACTGGCAGCATCTTCAGACCCTGCTCTTTGTACTGCTTGGCCAATTGCTGGCCGGAGCCCTTATCGTGCTGCAATCCGTCGTGCGGCCAGGCGAAGGGCAGCCACGTCCCCCAGGGCCGTACGGACGCGGCAAAAATCGCAGGGGTTTGCTCACGCTGCCGATGGGCAGCAATGACGTAGAGAACATCGCTATCGCGATCCCAGGCCAGGCGGACCGCGGCGGATGGGTGATCCCAGCCGAAGTCCATGCCAGCAATCTGCGGCCAGTGATCTGGAATCTTGAAGCCCTCGCACTGAATCTCACCCTGATCGATAGGGAACACTGCACCACTGCCGCGCATCGGGATGCGCTTCGTACGGGCATCACGTTCAAATGCCGGGTAGCTCGCAACGATCTTCTCGCGCTCCTCCGCGCTGTAGTGCTCGGCGTCGTCGATCGTCATCTGTGTCACGTGCGTTCCGGGCACCTTGTCGAGCACGAAGCGGCGCACGACGACGGACATTCCGAGCAGAGGAGTGAAAGTGATCAGGTTGGGTCTGAGACCGATATTCGTGCGAGTAAGTCCCTCGGTATAGATGTCCTCGGGCGGCTCCTCGTCGTACCAGACACCTCCGAGCGTCTCCCCTTGCCACTTCTCGCGCCCCTAATCGTAGGACTTGAACGCGAGCTGACAATCACCGCTCTGGACATCACCGCCTCCACCCCACCTGACAATGACGGTATCAACCGAGTCCGCGACCCCTTTGCGTGGATTCACTTCCTTGATGGCGTCTTTCGGAATCATCCCCGTACCCCAGGCACCAATGCGTCCGAGCAAAATTCGCTGCGGATTGTCGCGGGTGCTTTCTGAGGTAACTCCCGCAGCCCACCAGGGTTCGGGTTTAGGCGCGACGTAGCCATTCCACCAATCGGGATAGCGACCCGTGACATGCATCGCCACTTCGGCGCCGGCAGCAAGGGTCTTCCCCACCTGGTTCGCTGCCATCAAGAGGCGCTCGCGATGCGTCTTGCCGGCCGCATGGAACTCAGCCTGTTTGGGATAGGGGCGATAAGCTTCGAGTCTGCGAGTCGAGGCCCGCCGCTCGAGTTCCTTCGGTGCCTCTCGCTCCAAGTGCTCGAGCGCGTCATCCGGTAGGCGGTCCAGGATGTCCGCGAGTTGTTCGAGCAGTACGCTGTCAGTCATGCTGACCGCTCTCCCGTCTCATCCCGGCTTTGGCGGGCTATGCGAACGATGGAGATCAGCTTGCGGATGTCTTCGTTCTCCAGGCCCTCGAATGGGTCGGCTTGCTCGAATTGCTTCGGCATCAGGCTGGCAACGGCCTTGATGTAGGCAACTGGATTCTTTTGGTATACGCGCTCGATTGCATCCTTACCGTGCTCGGCGAAGTGAGCGGCCAAGGCATTCAAGAAGTCGCCTTGCAGGCGGGTACGTGCACCATTTGGGCGTCCGCCAGGATTGCCGGATTGCCCGGGCTTGAATGGGATCAGGTTGGCCGCGCTATTGGGATTCACTGAGCGCCCTCTGTTGCTGAGTGGTTATGCGTGGTCCACGCTCCTGAGTCGTCATCATGACGTCAAGACTTGGTTCTTCGCTTCGCCGATGACCGCTGTGTGCCCCTGAGCCGCCTCATGACCTTCCCAAGAGCGGTCATTGCGGCGAGGGGAAGCGGACAGTCCAGCGGCTGAATTGCCTGCCAGGCGCCGAGTTGATTGACACCGCCGACGCCAGCACCCAATGGTCGGAGCGCTACGATCGGCCCTATAAGGATCTGTTTGTGCTCCAGGATGAGATCACGCGCGCGGTGGCACTTAAAACGCTCATCGACGAGGATGCAAACAGTGAGGCCTACTACATCGCTGAGGTCTACGCCCCCCGCTTCGCCGCGTTCTGCAAGAAGGTGGGCCTGCCGACGCCTGCAGAGGTTGGAAAGCGGACATGAGTCTCAGCCATACGGCCAGCCCAAGCACGTCTCGATGGAACTCGGCGCCAGGGTCGACCTTCGACCTACGTCGGGTCAGAAAGGATTTCCGACAATCCGGGTGCTCAGACTACTATTGGCGCCAAGCTGTCCATCGACTTCATCGGGGTGGCAGCCTCGCGCGCGGGCGTTCCCGCGATACTCGGGCGGGTCAGAAGGAGGGGAAAGTGGCGCGAAAAGCAGTCAAGAGAGCGGTAGCGAAACGGAGAGTGAAGAGGGCGCTCGCAAAGCGCGCGGTAAAGAAGCGTGCGATGAAGAGGGCGCTCGCAAAGCGCGCGGTAAAGAAGCGTGCGATGAAGAGGGCGCTCGCCAGGCGAGCGATGAAGAAGCGTGCGGTGAAGAGGGCGCTTGTGAAGCGCGCGGTCCGGCGAGCCATCATAGCTCGCGCGGTCGGGCCGGCGATGGGCGAAGGCTCGAACGAGTAAGGCAGTACCGGGCGTGTGGCATTCCGGCTTCGCGCCCCACTACGGCTTTGGCCGTACACCGGGCGCGCATCGGGGCTGCGCGCCTGGTGGGCTGAAACCAGCGCGGCAATGCTCAAGCGACGCTCGCCGCCGCACAGCAGGAGCCCCCGGGGGTTTGGCAGGACGAAGCGCTCGCGCTCGCACGGCAGATCGGGGGCGATCGGAGTGCGGCCGATGCGGCACTCAAGACGCTGATCGATAAGTGGGCGGGCGCTGCTCCCTTCCAGATCGCAAGGAGACCTTTGCCTGGCTCGATCAGGCCTGGAGCAGCCGAGATCCGGGGATCGGATACTTCCTCTTCGACCCGCTCATCCTGCGCTACAAGGACGACCCGCGCTTCGCAGCGTTCTGCAAGAAGGTGGGCCTGCCGACGCCTGCAGAGGTTGGAAAG